GTTGAGGCAGTCAGCGCGGCGGTGTTGGCGGGCAAGCTAATGCAGTATTCAAACGGCGCGATGTACACCGACGACAACGGATCTTGGTCTGAGACACACACGGCCAAGCTAGACGCCCTGTCGGACATCGTGGATGACAATGCGGGCGAGACTATGCTGGTGGCCTATAACTTCAAGTCCGACCTTGAGCGGCTGCGTAAGCGGTTCCCGCAGGCAGTGGCGCTCGACAAGAAGCAGTCCACGATTGATCGCTGGAACCGTGGCGAAATACCAATGCTACTGGCGCACCCTGCCAGCGCGGGTCACGGCCTGAACTTGCAGGGCGGCGGCGCTCTGTGCGTTTGGTTTGGCCTGACTTGGAACTTGGAATACTACCTGCAATTCAATGCGCGGCTGCACCGACAGGGCCAGAGGCGTCCCGTCCGAATCATACACCTGACTGGAAGTGACACCATAGACCAGCGCGTCTTGTCAGTCTTGGGCGATAAGAACGCCTCACAAGGCGCACTACTCAAAGCACTAAAACCTAATAAAGATACTGGAGTTTTGTGATGCAAGATAATTTGTTTGAAGATTTGGAAAAAGATTGGGAGTCAGAGTGGCACGGGATGCCAGAATATGTGCAGGAAGACTTGCGCCCGTATCATGCTGTAAATGTCAGGTTTAGAAATCAAGAGGATTTTGACCAATTTAAGAAGCTTATCGATCAGTATATTAGCCCAAAGCAGAAAGCGTTCTGGTTTCCTAAAATGGATCACAGAGTAACGTCTGATAAGAGATACGTCGATGAACCCTAAGTACCCGATATATATTGTGTCTAAAGGTCGATGGGAGAGCCGCCTAACCAGCAAGGCGCTTGATTGGATGAATGTTCCATACAAGATCGTTGTCGAAGCCAGCCAGCTTGAAATGTACGCTGCTGAAGTTGGTGTAGATAAATGTCTTGTACTGCCGACAGAATATCTAAGAGATTATAATACTTGTGATGATCTTGGAGACAGTAGATCAAAAGGACCGGGGGCCGCTAGAAACTTTGCTTGGGATCACTCGACTGGATTAGGTGCTAAAAGGCACTGGGTCATGGATGACAACATAGCGTATTTTCACAGGTTAAACCAAAACCTTTTGATCAAGGTCACATCAGGAACAATATTTCGGGCGATGGAAGATTTTGCTGACAGATATGAGAACGTGTATTTATCTGGCCCATGCTATGATTTTTTCGTAAAGGCAAAAGATCCTGTCCCAGCGTTTGTCAGAAATACACGGATATATTCCTGCTTGCTAGTTCAAAACGATGCGCCGTACCGCTGGAGGGGTCGATACAATGAAGACACAGACCTATCTCTGCGAGTGCTTAAAGATGGCCACTGCACGATACAGTACAATGCGTTCCAGCAAGAGAAGGCGACAACACAAACACTTTCTGGGGGTAACACTGAAGAGTTTTACGCGCATGAAGGTACAAAACCCAAAAGTCAGATGATTGAGGATTTACATCCAGACGTAGCAAAAGTTGTTTGGAAATTTAACCGTTGGCATCATGATGTAAATTACAGGACGTTCAAACGGAACAAATTAAAATATGTTTCTGTTTTTGAAATGCCTGTTGGTGTCAATAATTATGGAATGAAAATACAAAGGAAAGAACTAAAATGAAACGTAATAAAGGAACAGAGCCGCAGACGAAAAAACACTGGTCAATGAGGGAGGTAAAGCTTCTTCTAGAATTGACCAGTGAAGGCTTCACACATAAAGAAATCGCAGATCACCTTGGGCGCTCTGAGAAAGCCGTGCAGGTAAAGATTTATAAACTTCGATCTCTTATTGTACCGACCAAGAAACCACCTAAAAAGAAAATTGATCTTGTTCCAAATAAAGGGACGCCAAAAGAGTTTGTAATCTCCAAGCGCCATGTGGTGTTAGCACTAGTTTGGTCGGCGCTTACAACGGCCCTTTGCGTTGCCATACTGTTAGAAAGATTGATCTGATGGGCGAGAACGAGCTAACGCCATTCCAATCGTCACAGTTGCAGTACCTGCGGACAGAGGTGGATCGGGCGCAGGATGACAGCCTCCGATCTGACCCCCAACCCAACGCAGAAAACAAGCTATTCTATGCGCGTGAAGAACTAAAAGAGTTCACAAAAAACCTAAGATGCGCTGGTAAGAATATCTAAGCTACCGAAAACTAACGATAATAAAAAACTTTTCTCTGACCCCTTGTGTTTTGCGCAGGGGGTCTTATATTAGTTGTATAGAGAGATTTAGAAAGGACGATAAAATGGCTCACATCTATCACACCAAATGGACCCGCGCTCGTAAGAATTGGAACAAAGCGCTTAAAGATAATAATAACGACGCGATGAAAGTAATAGAATTATTTACATCTGCCGCGTCTAAGGCACGCATTATGGCTCGCAAATACCCAGATACTGTTGCTGGCATCCGAGCCGACCGCGCATCCAACATCGCCACTTATGGCATCAACTTGGCATTTGGAAAAGACTTAGCCAAATAATCAAACGGGGGCTACGGCCCCGCCACCACCTCTTAGAAAGGACTACACCATGAACAAGCAACTGATTTGCAAATCCACGCCCAAGGGCTGGAAAGTCATCATCCGCGTATCTGACGCTCGCGTTGAAAGATCCAACTGCGACACCACGATTGCCACGTTTCCCAAGCGCCCAATGGGCCTGATCGCAATGGCGTCTGCTGTGAAGGCGCTCCAGAAAGGTTTCTTTCTGGATGAGATCATAATCCAAGCCACCAAGGCGCGGATGGATGAGCTGGCCAGCGTTGGCCTCTTAGATCGGGAGGTATCGTAAAATGTCAAAAGTAAAAAGCTGGGCGATGGAACTGCAGGAGATGGTCTCTACGCGAGAATGCCCCCAATGCAACGGCGCAGGCGAGTGTGAGGTTGATTATGACATGCCGCATGGTTTTGGTCGTGATGTTGGATTCATAGACACGCGAATTGAAGAGTGTGACATGTGCAATGGCAGCGGAGCAGTAGAACTGGACGACGAATATGAATAAAGGTCAGGAGAACCTTCGCATTGCGCTGCGCGATAATCTCAACATGAATTTCTACAAGGTGGATGGGAAGGGCGGTACGCCCAACCTCCACTACATTGGCAAGGGCGACTGGCCCACAGGCTGGATGGAGATCATCCACTTGGATGAATGGGGCAAGCGCGTCTCTACGGGCCTGCGCCTAGAGCAAGCCAACTGGATGCGTGACTACATCAACAATGGCGGTAGCGCATGGGCGGTGGTCCGCGTTGGGCTTGTCACATGCCTGTTCTGGGGTGACTGCGCTGAAAGCCTATTAGATCGACCCAACCCCAAGAGGTTTGTGGAAATGGCCACTTGGAGCAAAAACGGCAACCTATCCAAAGAAGACTGGAAGCACGTTGAGAACATGATCCTCAACGCAAATTCTGGTTATTGAGGACCGATTGACTGCAATATTTTTTGCCTTGCTTCTGGGTCTAAGGTTTGAATCAGGTTGGAAACAGCGGCTGACGTTTCAATATCGTCTTGCTCCACCACTGGCTCCCTTGCCAATGTTTGGCCAGCCCTAGATGCGTCATCAGGGACAAGAAGGTCAACGTCAACTCTCTTGCCTGTGAATGGAACTCTAGTGCCAATACTCAATAGAGGCTTGTTGGATCTTATTGTATATTGGCTGATTGCATTTAAAGCATTATTCATACTGGAACTTCTGCTCATTTGAGATGCAACACCTTCAGCGCCAGTAACTGCTGCAACAACAGGAACTTTAGCGACACTGCTTAAAATACCTGCCATTCTCCCAGCACTTAAAAGACCATAGCTGGTTCCAGATGCATTTAAGATTAAACTTGGATCAGACCACATTGTTGGAATAACATTTTTACGGAAGTCTGCTATTCTCGCAACTTCTTCTGGCGTGAATAATTCATCTATTAAGTTTTTGTTTTTTAGGAATACATCTTTATAGTTATTGACAATATTAGCTCTGGTAACGCCAGTTCTGCCAGCCCCAGAGAACGCTTTTTCAATTACGCCATCTTTTATAAGGCCAAGCACTTCATCATATTGTTCTGGGGATAGATTGGCTTTGTAGTTCTTTAGAACTTTTGTCATTTCTTTAGATGGATTAAACTTATTATGTCCAAATAAAGCATTAACAAAAGACTTGGGATCGTAATCTGGGTTTGTTATTAATTTGAGAATGTTATTTGCTGCGTTGTCATCTTTTTTTGCAGCTTTGCCAGTCAACCCAATATATTTTCTGTAAGCCTCTTTAGACGAAAACAGAGTATCAATGAGATCTTTGTTTCCAGTTATAAAGCCTTGCTCAATGCCATTGAACACTGAATCATCAATAACTGATTTTATTTTACCAAATGCCATTTTTTCAGTGTCTGTGGCAGCATCTCGCATTAACCTGTTTATGGTCTTTTGGTAGCCAGCAATAAGTTTAAACGGTGAACCTTTAAATCTAGGGTTAGCACTCATTTTTTGAAGTTTTTGAAGATATTTCATTTCCCGCGCTAATTGTGGAAAATCTGCGAGTTCTCTTGCTGACAACTGTAGATCAGCAATTGTCTGCAAAGCTCTGGTTGTTGTCTCGTTCATACCCTTGGGAGTTACAACAGGTTGGTCAACAGATTCCCTGACAGTCTTGTATCCAGAAGAAGCTACTCCTTTTAATCTGTCAGCTTCAGAAGTAACGATGTTTTGCACACCTGTAGCTGATTCATATGGAACAAGATCCGCGTCTACATTGCCAGCAGATCCAGACCCAAGTTGATCTTGAAGTATTTTTGCTTCGTTTCGTATTTGTTCAAGTTGGTCAGCATCAAACTCACGAACTGTTGGCCCACCGCCACCCTCAAGTTTAGAGTTTCTCAAAATATCTTCTTGAGTTATTTGATCAGACGCTTGGGATTGTTTTGTAGCACTGGCTGTAGGATCATACGGCGAAGATGTGCGCTGTCCTTGGGTCAGTGGGAACTTAGACGTGTTCATTATCTCAGGAGTAATTCTAGGGAAAAGGTTCTTAACGGCTGCTGGAGTTATTGCTTTTGCTGTTCCTACAACAGCTCTTTTTGCCAATTTTGCTGCTGGAGGAAGAACAACGTCAGCACCAACTCCAATTGCTGTCGATAGCGCGATGTCATCTCTAAGGGTTTCTGAAGTGACTTCCCCAGATTTCTTTTTTGCAGAAGCAACTTCTGGAGCCAATTGAGTTTCCAGAGCTTGGCTCCCAGCTTCTGTTGCGGAATACCCAAGAGCGCCCCTTCTTAGAACTGACCACACAGTTTTACCAGCATTAGCAAGTTTAGTTGCAGGGAAGAATTTTGTGACTTCGCCAATAGCAGTGCCTAAATCTTGACTGCTGGCTCCCGGTTTATTTACATAATATGGCTTGTCGCTCCACATAATCATGGGAAGTCCAAATTTATCCACAAAAGCTCCACCCCAACGAGGGTCGTCCTTAAAGGCATTTTCCATAATTTCAGTTTTACCAAAATCATCTCTTGCAGCCATAACTTTTAAATTTGGAAGAAGACCTTCCCAGAACCCCGGTCCTTCACCAGCAGGCATCCCACTAGCAGCCTCTGGGACATCTGGAAATTCAATGTCTTGGCCCTCACCAGTTATGGCGTCACTAATTGCTTTAGGGGCAGCGATAATTCTTTCAAGAATTGAGCGTTCTGCTTCTTCTAGCTCTAAACCAGATTCTGTTTTTGTTGTCGATGTAGTTACTGTCCCAGCGCCATCTGGTAATGCAAAGCCAGCCATTATGAACCCCATCCTTTAATTACATATGAGTCATTAACATTAAATAAACCATTGTTTATAATTACTGCCCCATCTTCTAAGCTGTTATACCATCTTTGAAAGTCTACTTCCGCGTCTGGCCCCTCCGTAGAACCAGTATATTTTTCAAATATGCCTGAGTCTCCACGTTTTAATTCGTTGTTTACGGCAGTCAAATCTGAATAGTCATTAGAGGTTAAAAGTTCTCTTTCTTTTATATTTAGTTCAATCGCGTTTTCAGCCATCTTTTTAAACGCATACAAAGATATGTAGTTTGCTTCTGGAGTATTGCCGATAAAAAGAGCCGCCTTTTGGTAGGCTTTAAATTCCATGTCTGACGTTGATCCAGAGCCAACAGGGCGCATTTTTGGAGCCATAAAGTTTGATGTAGCTTGGAGCGTCAAAAGGTTTGTTATCTGTGGGTCGTTTATTCCAAACATTTGATTAAAAACTTGTTTGTAAGGTAACATTTTTTCATCAAGCAACCCCGTAGTTACCTCTCCAGATTTTAATAAAGCTAGAGCCTCATCAACCCTTGGCAAAACTTCTACTGCTTGGCTGTTGTATGTATCGGCTGACTTAGCAAGCAGGGGCAGGCGTTTTTGAGTATACGTTGTGAAATACGGTATAACTGGCGACTTAGTTGGAGACAGTTGGAAATTTACTAAATTTTCATTTTGATAAATTGGGAACAACTCTAAGAAAACACCATTTTGAATAATTGATTTTCCAATCTGATCATCATTTACTGCCGTTAAATTTTCAACAGTCCTGTTAAAATTAGGACTGTCTTCAGAAAGACCTTGAGCTATAACAAACGCCTTTGCATCTTCCGCAGACATATATTCAGCTAATGATCCCTGACCAAGAGATTTAGTTGTTACTTTTGAATCTGCTGATTGTTTAGGAATCAGGAAGCCTTGTGCATTTAAAATCTCTGATTCATTTTTTGATAATACAGCATTATTATTACCATCAAGAGCAACTTTTCTTCCAAGAAGATTTTCTATTGCAAGCAAATTTGTACCTATTGTATCGTTTGGACTATCTACAATACCAAAAGTGGTAAGCGCGCTTCCGCCCCCTGATGTTGTTTTGCTTAAATCATAAAACTTACCGTCACTGCCCATCTGGCCAGCGGATGCACCGCCATATTGGACTAGCTCTGCGGCTGTCGCTGGTCGATACGTTACTTTACCAGCGGTAGGCTTCGGCTTCAAGCTAGGAGCAATCTGCACCGCAGTCTGTATCCGCGCACGGTCTGTCTCACGCTTTTCTTTCTTCTTGGCGTTCAGATAGTCCATAGGAACTTGCAATGAGCTTACACCCGCGCCAAGCGCAGTCGCGCCGGGCTGTGAAGCCTGACGGCCCATTTCAGCAAAGAATTGGAACGCAGCTTCCCAAGGGTCTGCTTCTGCAACTTGTGGGTAAAGCTGGTTGGCAAAATCAATAGCCTGCTGGCCAGCCTTAGTGCTGCCACCTAGAGTGTTTAGAACGCCCATAGATTCTAATAGTGGATCTGTACCCGAAGCACCAAAAATTCCCATGATCTATTCCTATCCTCCAGTCATCTTATATGCGCTGTACAGACCACCCATGCCAGCCAGCGTCTGGCCGAACAGCGATGGATTGGCAGTCATCTGAGATCCAGTCGTGTAGCTACGATTAATTGTGTTGTAGGGAGTGCCGCTTAATGCACCCAGAGCGAAGTTGACTTGTTGCTTGTCATAATCACGCTGGTCAAGAAAATCGGCATAAGCTAGGTCAAGAGCCTGCTGATCAAGCATTCTCTTGGCTTCCCCAGACCCAATTAAGCCAGCAGCCGCCTGCGTCTGTAAATCCTGCACCATCGGAGCCATGCCTTGATAGGCATCCATCTGCTGAATGCGTGACGCCTCGTTTGTTTCGTAAGCAGAGCGCGCCTGTGTGTCTGCCCCAAAACGTGACTGGCGATCAGTGTCGTACTGGCCACGCAGCGCGGAATCCGCCCCAAAACGTGCAGAACGATCTTGCTCAAATTGGCCACGCATTGCGTCTTCAGCACCAAACCGTGCAGACCGATCTTGCTCAAACTGATTACGCATTGTGTTTTCAGTGGCAGCTCTGGCGGCGCGATCTGTGTCGTAACGACCAGCGGCAAAGCCAAGACCCTCACGGGCTGCGCCAGCCCTCAAGTCTCCTGCGGCCTGTGCGCCCTTGCCAGCGGTTACGCCCTCCATAATGCCCAGACGTGAGCCAAACCCACCGCCACCTGTAGATGCCCTTGCGCGGGCATCGTTTTGGGCGCGTAGCGTCTGTTCTTCGATTTCACGGACGGCAGGGTCCATAGAGCTTTGATAGATGTCCATAAACGGCTGCGCGGTTTCAAGGCTAAATGGGTCACCCAACAACTCTTCGCGTGTCGCCCCCTGATAGTCACCCAGAAGATCTGCGCGGCTTGATCCTTGGTAGTCGCCCAGAAGGTCTTCGCGCGTCGCGCCTTGAAACGGATCGCCCAAAAGTTCCTCTTGAGACATGGAACCGTAGCCTTGACCCAGAGTGTCTGCGACCTCGCCAGCGCGGTTCATGTATGGCATATAGCTTTCAGCGCCCTGAGATAGGATACTCCTTCCCTGACGCTCTTCGTCTGTCATGCCTGCTATTCTATTGCCTGCTCCGGGGTAGATCGGGTAGTCTTCGTCAGCTACTTCTGCCGCACGTTGAAACAGACCCTTACCAGCAGCGGCTACCCATGCTGGGATTTCCGTCCCCGCTACTGTTCCACTTGTTTGCCCAAGATCGCTATATGATGGTGTGCAAAAACCGCCCATGTTAAGCCTCCGTGTAGAGCGACCCAGCTTTTACAAAGCCAAGTCTCTCATAAAATTTATCTTTTCGATCACCATCGCCTGAGTAGACATGGCCCAACTTCATCTTCATATTCGTTTTTTTGCCAATTTCCATGAAGCTTTTAATTAACCTCACAGCTATTGTTGAAGTTCTGTTCTCTTTGTAAACGAAAAAGAATAGATCCGCCAAGTATTTTTCAGAACTCCACCAATCGGATGTTTCCATCCCAGCGATAGACCCGACAATTTTGTTATCTATTTCTGCAACGACAATAACGCCCCTGTGGATCGCGTTATTAATTGCACTGGTCAAAGTCTCAGGACAGATTGGCGACGTGCCATCAATAGTCTCTGAGTGCATGACTTGGAGCATCATGTACAATTCAGATATATCTTCGACTGTCGCCAATCTTAGTATCAAGCCATGCCGCCCAGTGCGCCCATCTGTGGAGCCGCCTGTGGAGCCTGACGTGGAGCCGCCTGTGGAGCCTGACGTGGAGCCTGACGTGGAGCCTCTTGTGGCATGCCGCCGCCCTCTACTGCCGCGATAAGCTCTTGAAGCTCTGGAAGTAGCTTCATCAGAACCTGCGCCACTTCTGGAGTGATTACAGTGTCAAGCATTTGCAGCTCTTGCTCAGACATAGCTGACAAACGTGCAACAAGCATTGCGCCGATTTCTTCATCTGGCTGTAGCAAGTTTTTCTGTGCCTCTGGGGGCAAGTCACGCATTGGGTTGTCGGCGCTCATATTAGCGCCAGCCATATCTGGCATCATCATTTCTTCTTCCATCTTAGATTTCCTTCTGTGTGTAGAGAACTGTCCAGTCTGTTTTCTTGCAAAAGAAACCAATCGACCAGCAGATCGGCTCTAGGATTTTACGATATGCCTTGCCCAGATAGTCAGGCTTGGCGCGTTCACCGTAGATGTAGGCTATTTCGTTTGCGCGGTGTCCAGCGACGTGCTTCCAGAATCCTACAAGACGGCCCTTACGCATCTGCTTTACCATCCAGACAGCCCAGACGTGGTATCCGTTGACGTGTGTTGGCGTTAGGTAGTCGCGGGTAAACTTGTAATCTAGGACAACTTGCTTGCGGGTCATGATGCCCTGACGCATGAGTTCGTTACAGATCACACGGCCACCGAGCAACCCACCCACCAAGCCACCTATCGGACCACCGATCAATGTTCCAACATAAGTACCAACACCAACTTTTGCTCCAGTTTTGACTGATTCCTTGAGGTTTTTGCCAGAAATTAGGTTTGCCGCTATGGTAGCAATGCCAGCGCCAGCAGATCCATATAAGTTTGCCCTGCCTGCGGCTGTAGAGTTTTTTCCAAAAGACTTCCCGCGATCTTTGAAGCCTGCGCGGTATCCTAAATTATCTGGATTGGCTGCTTTTATATCTGCAATCTCATCTCTAGCATCTATCTTTGCTTCTGGAGTCACGTCTTTTGCTTTTATTATAGCTTTTTGTTCAGCAATTTGGCCCAAAGGTGTGTCAGGACTAATTGAAACTTTAGAACTGGATCCAGTCTTTGGCGATCTAATGACATCCATAAATTTAAAATTGTCTTTAAATTCAGTAAATCCTTCTGAAATATTTTCTAATCCAAAAGTGTCGCCTGCGCCCACAGTAGATGCAACCGAACGACCAATCTGTCCACCAATACCACCAGCAAGCTGCGTGGCAACGCCAATTAGCTCTTGTTTGATCATTTCCGCTTCACTGGGGAGATTTGGATTTCTTTCTCCTGCTCCCTCTTCCAAAGTGCTTAGATCAACCACATCGTTATTAGGATCGTATTCAATCTCGCCTGTTCTTACACGGTTAAAATAACGCAGCGTTGGGCCAGCCCTGCCGTACATTGAGAAATCGAAGTTATCAGGAATGTCAATTACTGTGCGTTGATAAGTCGGAACTGTAAAAGTACCGTCTGCGTTTTCAACGGTTGGGTCTCGCCCTAAAGCGTATGGGTTGGTATAAACATTAGACAGCGCACCTATATTTTGGTTACTGCTGGGTATTAAATTTGACCCTAATACAATTGGTTCATACGCCATTTAAGTTATCTCCAGTAAACTTGCCACAACGTGCAATCGGTTTGCAGTGGCTGCGGTAACTTTTAGTATTTCATTCTCTTTAACAACTAAAGGTTCACTAAGCAATTCAACAGTGGTGTTGGCTGCAACCGCAGTGACCTTAAACAGGCTGAACACGGCAGCGTCAGCGTCAGTAATTGTAACTGTGATTGTGTCTGCATTGCCGCTATCTTCCGACGCTAGGATGCTTTTTACTAGCGAAGTGGTCGCAGCGGGTGCAGTATATAGCACTGTCACGCCAGTGGTAGTTAAGTCAACTTTGGCGTTTGTATAGCTATTTGGCATTACGATACGAACCACGCTGTAGCTTCGGCTTGCTCCACGGCGATTTGCAGTCCGACTGACGCCGCAAAATATGTTGCCTGTTTCTCTAGCTCAAGGGTGTTGTTCAATCTAGCCATGTAGCCCTGCTGATAACTTTCGGGTGGGCTGGGTAGCCTGAGAACTGCGAGTGGTGATCCCTGCCGTGCCATTATCTCAGCCCATCCTGTCTTGAGTTGACCCTGAAGTCGCCCAGCGTCCACTGGTCTGTCGTGCCTGTGCTTTGGAACTTGAGGGCGATCTGACGGCCCTTGGCGCGGGTGCTGACTTTGTCCGTTGTTGACGTAATCGTAAACGGCCCTTTGACCACTTCAGTAGCGTTAGGATACTTGCGCGTGTTCATGTATAGGTCGAGGCTAGTATTGGAAGACATTTTTACGTCTGGGATGACCTGATCGACCATGTACAGCGTCTCGCCCTCTGCGCTGATTTCGCGTGGCGATCCCTCAATGAAGCTGTTCATGGCTGCACCATCGGCGCTTGTGCCAGTTTCGTGATTATACAGGTAGCCGTCAGGGTCAAATGCAAACGGTACGGTCTTTGCGCCGAAGCTGTCTGACCACACACTTCTATCCATTGTGCCAACCGTCCAAGCGTTCTCAGCGTAGTTGTATGTGAGATAGCTGTCGTTTTCGGGATTATTTTCCGCAGTGTTGTCGTTGGACACATAGAACCAAGTGATTTCTTTGAACGCTTTATTATGTCCCACGACCACCTTGTCGATGTAGCGTTTCTGCATACGGTCAAAGACGTAATACTGAACAGGGCAGGGCAATTCTTTTACCACCCCGTCATAGCGAAATAGGTTTCTCTTGCCCATCCAGAAGACATCGCCGTCAATTGAGATCATTGTGTTCAGGCCAGCGGCCCCGCAATCTGTAGCCAGAAGTCGGAACGAAAATACAAAATTTCCACCGACGAACGTCATCCCATAAAGTGCTGAATCGGTGCTAATTAGTGTTTCCTCACGCGCCGATACCATTGCCACGATCTTTGTGCCGATCTGTAGTCTCTGGTCGCCTGCCGTGTTGGTTGCCGTGGGCGCAAACTTTTCAAACTGTTCTTGGCTTGACCAGCGGATTAGCATGTCATCAACATCGCCGCCACCGCCAGCCACATACGCTTGTGCGCCGCCCACAATGAAGTGTCGGTCAGGAAAGCTGACTGTAGTTACCCTAGCAATCGTGGGGACGCTCTCCGCGCCCGTGATGTCCGATACAAGGGCCGCACGGTTTGTTGTACCTGCGGAGGTATCCCAGTAGTAAATGGCCCCGTTCCGCACTGTAGCGATCAAGTCTTCGCCCCACAAAGATAGGCTCCACGAACTATTGTCCAAGCTAACGTCAGATGAGGTTACGGCCCTAGACGTACCCCAAGTGCTTTCGCCCCAGCTACCAACGCCCCAGCCTAGCGCGGGATCAGAGCTTTGAGCGCCAAGCTCACCAGATATTCCGACCAAATACTTAATGACTACTGCATTGCCACCGCCTGCCGACACCGTTGATGTGGCCTCAGATGGAACTGTGATTGTGTATGTGTTGGCGTTCACAACAGTTACTTGGTAGCCAGCCATGCTGTTGAGATCGGCTGCTGTTACGCCGCCTGTAGCCGCTGCGCCACTTAAAACCACCCAATCGCTGGTCTGAGCGCCGTGGCCTGTGTCTGTGATAGTGACCGTGGTGCTTTCGTCGGCTGTGGTGATCGGATCTATTAATATCTGGGTAACCACGGCCCCGCTATCGTGTGCTGCCGCTGTCGTGCTGTCAGCTCCCCTAGTGCATCCAGTTAATGTCAGGGTGCTAATGCCAGTGTAAGTTATGACTTCACTGCCGATTAGGATCGCGCCAGCCGTCTTGAAGCCAGTAACGCTGGCAAGATCAATTGCTGTCTCGCTATTATCAAGTGCCTCGGTAGTGGTGGTTGCAGAATTGGTGGTGTCACGCAGGGGCGTTATGTCATACAGAGCGCCATTTTCTACAATATAGAGGTGATTGTGCGTACCAACAGCCAGACGGTCCTCGCCATCAGTCGTGGATCTCCAGTACACCATGCGCCGCGCAATGCCCTCAATAGTGGTTTCCGTTGAGGTAATGCTGCCAGCAGTGTCTAGCGCGTTGATTGGGTCTTTTACCCAGCCGCCCAGCTTTTCTGGGTAGCCCGATTTAAAACGTACTAGGTCACTATCCACCCAAAACGGTCCATTTTTACCAGCAGCGTATTCGCTGATGTCTTTGACCACGCCGGGTTGATATTTTAAGAGCTGTAACGGCATCTGCAATCTCCAATTGGAGTTATCATACACAATATTTTAGTTTGCGCCAGTGTTTGCATATTGCATTTTAGCTCAAACCAAATTAACGTCGAAGGTCCGATACAGAAGGTTGTGCTGGTGTTTTCGTATCGAACATATGTCTCATTGATAGGGCAGCCCCTGTCGCAAGGTGTTTCATGTGGTCGGCACTTACGCCCACAACTGGATTTTTAGCCCAACTGGCAGGCTTGGGGTCGGATGCCTGCCACTAATTACGCAAACATAACGGCAAGACTCTTTGGGCCTAGTACGCCGTCAGCCGTCAGACCCTTGGAAGACTGCCAAGCCTTAACCGCTTTATCTGTTCCGGGTCCGAAGTCACCATCTGCGGCGATGTTCAGCTTGCGCTGCATCTGTTTAACCGCGTCGCCCTTACTGCCAACACGCAGCGTCTTTGATACGGGCGCTCGCGCGGGGATGTCACCCGTCAAAGCCTGCATGGCGGTAGCGTAGCGGCTTTCACGGTCAGCAAGTCCAATACTGCCGCCGTTGATGCGCTTAGTTGCTGCTTTCACGCTGCCCGTGTCAGCGATGGCGTTAAGGTTGTTCTTGCCCCAGAACCACAGTGCAGACGCCAGTGCGCCCTCCTTAGTCTCAAGCCAGTCGGATGCTTCTTCTGCTGTGATGCCATACTCTTTGGCAAAGCCTTCGACGTTGCTACGTCCAGTCAATTGTTTCAAACCCTTGCCGCGAAAGCGCCAGCCGTCTCCCTCTTGGACGTTACCCAGCGCACCTCGGCTTGAACGGAACTCATCCATGTAGACGTAGTTTGCAATCTTTGCAGGCTGGCGGTGGTACGCCGCTGCATCTCGCTTGCCCGCGCCGAAGTAACGGCCAAA